ATCTATTAATTTTCTATCTATTGCCTTTGCAAAATCTTTATCCTGAGCCATTTGAGCAAAATTTTCCTGTGTCATAATACGCTCATCACCACTACGAGTATCAATCACTCTGTAATAAGGAACTCTTACTTTTCTATAATACTCAAGCAATCTATATTTATCAACCCCATAATCCTTATCTTTACTATTGTCTGGAGTGAAAGATTGCATTGTCGTTTGATTCGTAGCATTAGGATAGTCTTCTTCCCCACTTATTGACTCTATCTCGTCTATAAGGAGCTTCTCGCCCTTTTCATCTATAGGTTGTGACAGCTGAGGATATAAATCTATCAATTGCTGTTTAGTTAAGATAGTTGACACAATCATTCCAGCTGCATCGTCAAAATAACGATGTCTAGCATTCGGGTCTACATAAACACGAAATGGGTCTACATACGTAAACTTAACCTCTCCACGTCCATAATCAGCATCTTTGTCGAGATAGCAATAAAAATAACCCAGACCTGTAACAGCATAGTCATGCACAACTTGTTTGAATATTTCATTGCCACCTGATATATCCCAAATATACTCAAGTATCGTTCTCCATACATTAGCAAGCTTATTGTCTGAGTCTTCTCTACCTACAGCAGAGAATCGTGGGGTTTTAGAGGTAACAATAGCTTTAAACTGCTCAATAGCAGAATAGAGTCTATCCATTGGCATGGATGATTGATTCCGTGAAGAGAGTTCATCTACTTCTTCTGAAGTAAAATGATTGCCTAAATAGAAGTCAATGTCTTCTCTGGCAGCCGTATCCCAATCAATACGAGCCTTTTGCCAGCGGTCAAACAATTCTCTTACTTCTTTTACCCTAATATCTTCTTGTATCATAACTCATAATATAATATTATTTATAAACATAAACAATACCTATTTTCTAGCTCCAGTCATCCAATTATACATTTTCTTAGGTTTATACCACTTTCCGTCTTTCTTTTTCTTCTTTTTAGTAGTTCCTGCCTTAGCATTTCCTCTGGCAAATTGCGTTGCTAGCCAAAATGCATCTATAGTATCATCATGACTGCCTTTAGGAAAATCAAGAAGTTCGCCTATAAATTCATGCATATCTTTTTTCAAGTGAACAGCTCCTGCTTTAAACATTGGCTGAAGCCCTTCAAACAATCTGTCTTTCTTTTTCTGATTATAATTCTTAATACCCTTCTCAATCCCTGGAAGAAACATCCCTTCCTTCTTACTGCGCTTCATTACATAATCCCTTAACATCTCCTGGTATGCAATTGTTTCAATATTTATTCTCCGTATCGGGCTATATCGTTTTGTAATTTCAAATATCTTGTCTGCACAGTCCATTGGGAGGACTCGCTTTTGCCAATATTCAATAACATAATAATCAAACTCCGAAGTGACGCCAATAACCATAATAACAGAATAATCATTATGTACACCAATTGTTGAAGCAGGGTCGACGCCGATGTAAATATTAACAAACTCTTTTCTACCATCGTCCATTTTAATGTACCACGAATCATATTCACTATCGTATCTCGCATGTCCTTTATAAATTGCATTATTTATATCCTCCTCACTGAATATCTGGTCTTCGGGAGATTTTGCCTGGTTCATATACTCTTGGTAAAATTTAGCTGGGGTTCCTGAATCTATATAGAACTGCTTTCGTTCTGCAAGTTTCTTTAATGGCCATCTTGAAGGCCAGATAGGAAGGTCAGCTTCTATCGCTTTTTTAGTATATACATCCCAAGCAAAGTCTTCTCCAGTTTTTTCTGCTTCCCTACTCTTAGTAACTAATCCATTTAAGAAACTATCATAATGAACAATAGTTCCATTACACCATAAAAATCCTTTTTTATCAAAATCAATCGCTGGATATACTGCAGCTGTTACCCATTCCTTTATTTGTCTCCTAGAATCAGGAGTTTTAGTATTTAGTTCTGATTCAAAGTCATCTAGTACAATTCCCGTATATCTTGTTGAGTTCTGTCTTTTTCCTCTTAATCTTTGTGAAGTACCCTTGCCAATCATTCGGCATCCGTTTGTGAGTGTAAATTCGTCCTTTGTCCATTTATCTCCTTCTAAATCACCAAAGTAGTAGTGAATTGCTGGATTGTCATATATATGGTTCTGTATCCACCCAAGGTTATCCCTTGCCTGGTCTTGGGCTTCACCAATCCACGCAATAAACTCTGGATTCTCCTTCGTTGCAAAGACGAATCTGTGAAGCACAGCACAGGCTGCTAAAGTGGATTTTGCGTGGTCACGGGGTAAAACTAGTGCTAATTGTTGTTTTGTGCGGTCTATAAGCATCTTCCCGACGTCTCGATGGAAATCGGGGGTTGCTGATGCTAAAAAGTCTTGGGGGCTAAATAATTTGTCGAATGTAATAAGGTCATTGTACGCTAAATGTAATGTCTCTTCATTCTTTGAAACATTACCATTAAGGTTAAGATTTGCCATTATTTAAGTCGTATTGGCTCTATTCTTGGCGGTATTGGTAAAACATTAGTTTCATATGACGAACCTTCGGGGAACCATGGAGCTTCATCCTCTAAGCCGCTAGCGTCTAGACCCATTCCTCTGTGAATAAGTTCTTTAATCAATGGAGCTAATGTAACCGCTGCAGTAAGCCCACCACCAAATTGCGGACGTATGCTCGTGCCAATATTTATTCCTCCTGGCAATGTTTTCCCTCGGCTAAATATCTCGTTCATTCTAGCAGGAGAATATTTTAAAGCTTCTATAGATTTTCCTCTATAAATTCTTTCTAAAATATTAGGATTGCGTCCCATCGTTCCTCCAGCAAGCAACTCAGTTAACAAATCTTGGCCATTACCCCCTGCTACTGTTGCTGTTTCATCTTGCACTGCAGAAGTCAAAAAATCCATTAATGTATTCTTAGCTATCTCTGTATCTATTTGTTCGTGTGCATAACTCATTATTTAAATAAACCTCCATGTTGCATTAATTGATTGACAATATCAGTCGACAGTGAATCTGAAGGGAAATATTGCGCTTGCTTCTGCACATCCATCCGAGCTTTATCCATTGATGTTTGCATTCTACTACTTCGCCCTTCACCTGGATAAAATCTTTTACCTTCAGGAGTCATTATCTCAGAAATTATTCTCGACATATATCCTTCCTTGCCACTCTCATGTGTCCAAGGAACAACCTCTGAGTACTTGGTAGGTCCTGGACTATAAGGAAATTCGATGCCATACAAACTTGGGTCCACCTCGGACAACCTTTTCCCCAAAATACTATCAAGCAATGTAACATACTCATTTTTTACGATTTCGCCGTCAATAGCGCTGTGTGCATTCTCTACCATTAAAAATCCTTTAATAGTTCAAAATGAGGGAAATCATCAAAATTATTATCATCTACCTCAAAATTCTTATTCCAATCGCCTCCCCAGCGAAGGTTTATCTCCATTGACTGCGCAATACCTAAAACAAAGCCTGCAAAAAGGTGAAAGCGCTCTCTATCATCCCAGTCAATAGGATAAGGGACAACATCACAAGCCCGACTAGGACTAGCGTTGTGGCGACCATTCGGGTAGCGAACTTTGGTCTTTCCTTCATCATACAGCTTATTCTGCCTTTCTTCACTGCGATTGCCCTCTAAGACACTACAGTCAACATATTTAATCACTTCATTGAATAAATCCTGCAGGTCTTCATGGCAGGTAGACAATTTTTGTTTTGATTTACGTCCAAACTTTGGCATTATGCTAATCCTTTTATATTCTCTGAGCCGTATATATGTAAAATGTTATCATCCAGGTCAAACTCTGAATCGCAAAACGGGCATTTCCAGGAGCTAACTTCACCATCAGACTCCATCATCCCTATTCTTTGCGTTACGGCATCGTTATAATATAAGTCTTTCCCGCAAACTACGCAAGGGTCTTTTGTTCCGCTACTCTTCTTTTTCTGCGTGTGCGAGTACTTTGATATCGTTTTGGTCATTCTTAATAGCCTCCAGCTGCTCAGGTGAAAATCCGCTCCAAACTGTTAATTGTTCCTGTTTTTTCTCTGTATCAAACAATCCAGATATCTTTGCAAGCGCATCTAAGCTACGCAACCTATCTGTATCCCGCTCAGAGATATCGGCTATATCTTTATATAAACGGATAATATACTCAGGAGATACACCCTCAGCATTCAATATATCCTTTATTTCCTCTTTTACCATTTGTTGTACCTTTTTTTGTTGTAATAATTTGTTAGCTGCAGTTTTTATGTACTGTGAGTCTTTGGCCCTTGGATAAACTATGCTATATGCCTTGCTCAAATCCATACCTGCAGCTACATATTGTGCAAATAGAAGCTTTTTAGATGAAGTTTTCTTCTCTCTAACTTCTTTAATTGTATCATATGTACTTGAAAATGTGTAAATATTCTCCGCAACACCACGTTCACCTATCATTTTAAGGTTAGCCTGGCCAACAACGAACGAACCGCAGACTGTACGTATGCATTTCTGCTTTTTGCCCGTAGATGGGACTGTAACGAAGAAAATGCGCAGAATTTGACAAACATGCAAGTCGTCTGTATAGACCCAATCCCCCTCTTTTCCTCTGCGCCAATCACCAGTAGGCTTTGACATAGGGTTAAAAGCCATAAATTCTTTCATATTGTCGTATAATGCGTGCTCTTGCCCCTTAATTCGCTTTATATCCATAAAATAATATACAAAATAAAAATAACTATTGCATTAGAAATTTTTCATACATATATTAAGTCCGCTGTATCGGTTGGCTAAACGCTTTTAGGATGCAGCAGACAGTATCGGCTACTAAAAGGGGATTTGTAACACAGCCACAGAGCAAGTCGAAGACAATTGAGCTCGTTACCAAAACGATTGTCCTATCAAGCGAAACGGCTCCGAAGGAACTGAGATAGAGGCTACTCCTCTTATTATATATAAGGGGAATAGCTGGTCTCTATCTAAAACTCACCAAAGGAACTAGCAAATATGATATTAAAACTATATATAGTAGCGACAATACTTACCTCTTATAACGAACTATGGAATATAAACAATCCAAGACCCCAACCTAAACAAACATTCTACATGCTGCAATGGGAAGAAAAGGATTTCTACTCATATAAAATAAAAAATCAATGGATACTTAGAAAATACAGGAAAACAGATACTCCCCTAAAAAGACGAATTAGAAACAAATATTGGAAAAAAAGAGTAAAATTAAAAAAATAGCATTAGAATGCGTGTACCTCTTTTTCTCGCCTCACCCCCCTCAATTACAGCCCCACCACCCTCGCCGATTTGGTTGAAAATTCGGTAAATCTTATAAGATATAACGAATTTAAGCAATATTTATCTAGAAAGAACACGCCCCAACCATAATAGTCGGGGCGTTTTGTGTGGTGGGTTATTGAGGTATGTTACGGACGTTTAATTAACTATTCTAATAGCTGGGTAGAATACTCCACGCTTTAATATCATATTGTCCTTAAATGGTATGATATCTCCATTATATGACACATACCAACAGAAATCCGACTGATACACGCTAAAGCCTAGATTATACTGTAATGATGCTTGATTCATTCTACGCTTAGTGGTATTAGTTTGCCATCCACCACTATTCAATATTAACTCATCATCTGTCACCTTTACTACGATAGTATTGTGATATGTTACCATTAATACATTATCCTTATCCATTATTACACTTGTTTTTTGACTTCCGACTTCATTATTCATATATACCCCTTTATTTATTAAACTTCTGTTTTAAGTTAGCTAATTCTACTTCTAGTTTATCCACTTGA